AAACACGGTAAGGAAGGAGATTGGTTTTGGAACGTGGCAAGAAACATGCCTTTACCGAGTATCAAACCCAGTGACATCGATTCTGATAGGGCTTGGGGTGACCAAAAAGATATCCAAAAATATGTGTCATAAATTCTATACATTTACATCATGAGTAACATATTAGAACAAGCAAATCAAATAGTCAATAAGCGATCAGAAGAGAAATCACGCATGTACGGTCCATTCTCAGAAGGTATGGAACGCGCTGCCATGATCATGAGAGGTATGACTGGCAAAGACATCACAGGTGAGGATATGTATGCAGCGCTAGTGGCATTAAAGCTGTCCAGACACTCCTATAACTACAAGGAAGACAACCTCCTAGACGCCGTAGCGTATCTGGGAGCATTAGATAATCACGTAAAAGAAAAACAAAAGAAGAAAGATGGAACTAAAAAATGAATTTCAGTCGATCAGGGATTGGGCGCAAGCACGCGGCATTTACGAGAAAGGAGATCCTAAGACGCAGTACATTAAATTGCAAGAGGAAGCCGGTGAATTAGCTAAGGCTATTCTGAAAAACGACGATAAAGAGTTTGTTGACGCTATAGGCGATTGTGTTGTTGTATTGACTAATCTTGCTAAGCTTAAGGGATACGATATCGAGGAGTGCATCAACTCTGCTTACAACGAGATCGCTAATCGCAAAGGACAGATGGTAGACGGTACATTCGTAAAAAACAGTTCTCTGTAAAAACTATGATGGAAGCCAACATTCACATCATGATACAGAAGAAAAAAGCTAAGCAAAAAAAGCTTGACGCTGTATTCATGAACGTGACCAAAGAGATAGCGACAATGTCGCACTGCGTTAGATTCAAAGTCGGTGCAGTTTTGGTAAAGGACGGTAATATTGTTTCTTTTGGGTACAACGGAACCCCAGCCGGAATGGACAACGGTTGTGAGAAAGACAATGTAACGCTTCCTCACGTTATACACGGAGAAGTTAACGCTATTCTGAAAGCCGCAAAAACTGGGGTGTCTGTCGACGGCGGTACACTCTACTTGACACTTAGTCCGTGTCTTGATTGCTCGAAACTTATTTTGCAATCGGGAATAAAAAGAGTAGTATATTTAACCCCGTACAGAAACTTAGAAGGCGTAGAATTCCTAAAACAATTTATCTCAGTAGAAGAATATGGTAGTAAATAACAATTACAAAGACGCAACGTCAGCTTTCGAAATGGCCTATCACTACGTTAGTGGATACGGTCAGTATTTTGCAGGAACAAAGGCAATGTTTAATGCTTCCTTTACGATATTGAATCCTATGGAGAATGTCATAAAAACTCCAGTTAGAAAGTTTAATCCAGAATACGCAGAGTACGAGTGGCAGTGGTACTTATCAGGCAATCGCGATGCGTCTGAAATATCAGAACGTGCTAAGATATGGAAACAAATGTTCGTTGGAGATACTACAGAAGTAAACTCTAATTACGGTTATTTTTGGAATTACAATAACCAACTAGATCGCGCTATAGAAGAGCTTAAAAACAATCCACAGTCTCGTAGAGCTATCGTTGTTCATTATGATATAAACGAACTCGATAGATACAAATACGATACGCCTTGCAACAACGTTCTTAACTTCTACGTGCAAGACGAGTTCCTAGAGTTATCAGTGTTTGCAAGATCAATTGATGTATGGTTCGGTTTCTGTAACGATCAGTACTGCTTTTCAAAATTGATGCAATTAGTCGCAGATCGTTTAAATTTGAAGGTAGGTAAAATGCATTGGTCAATCACAAATCTTCACATATATGAGCGACATTTTAACAAGCTATAAAAAAGAACTACTGCTGCTGGACAGAGAAGTGCTGGAAGAAAAGATCTCCCACTTATCAGAGAAAAAGTACAATAGATATCAGTGGTGGAGAAGGTACCAAGATATTCAAGAATTGGACGAAAAAGCTCCTATGATAAGAAAAATAAATAATGGTGATTACGATTACCCAAGTTATTTCTACCAAGCTCAACACGAAGTCTATAGGATGTACGACGAAGTAAAGGATATGAAGCCAAGCGAAGATAAGGTGGATCGTATCAATCTTTACATGGAGCGCTACAGGAGACTCATGGAGGACTCTGAAAAGGAAGAGAATAAAAGATTCAACGCTCTAAAGAAGAGGCTGTCCAAAGAGCTCAAAATAAGCAAGGAAGATCTTGAATTGGTTATGGAAAATTTCGAAGGTACCATAGAAGACCTATATTTATACCTAAAAAACAAGAAAGATGAACAAGAAAGTGATCTACGTTTCGGCTGATTGGTGTGGACCCTGTAAAGCTTACAAACCAATTTTGGAAAAGGTAACCTCTGATCTAAAAATTCCAGTACAGTACGTCAATGCTGATTACGATGTGGCTATCGTAGAAAAATATGGAATTCAATCCATTCCAACTACAATATGTGTTTCAGACAATACTATGCTTTTTAAGTATAGCGGAGTGATGACAGAAGCTCAACTAAAATCGAATTTGACCAGTTAAGATATTTATCAGTAAAGATTTCATGAGGTTGCTTATCTCTTCTTTACTTTGCTTATCTTTTCTGTTTTCTTATTCGCAAGACACGATTAGAATCAAACACACGGAATACACTACGGTGTTTTCCAAGTCCCTTAAGTACCCTATACTCGTTCAGTGGTGGACAACGAAAGCAAAAGTTTCTTGCGTTACTCCCTTGAAAAGAGTAGATAGTTTTTCTCCAGATCCAAAACTACATAAAGAATCAGATCTTTCAGTTGATTACAAAGGATCTGGATTGGATAGAGGTCACGTTATTCCTGCGGCAGATAACCTGTGCGGAGGAAAGAAAGTGATGGAAGAGTGTTTCTATTTCACAAATATGATTCCTCAGTATCACGCGCTAAACGCTGGAGATTGGAAGACTTTGGAAACCTTGACCAGACAAATAGCATCTCAAAAGGACTCGGTAATGGTGTGGGCAGGAGCTATTGGAGTTCAATCAAAAATAGGTAGAGTTTCTGTGCCTACGAAGTGTTGGAAGGTGATATATATTAAAAAGGACAAGCAATATCAGTGCTACGTTTTCGAAAACAATAAAAACAAACAGCTCGGTTTACCGAGTCACAAAATATCTTTAGAGGAAATGGAAAAATTGACGGGTTTTAAATTTTCTATCAACTAAAATTGTAAATTTATTGTTCACTATAACGTAGTTTTAAAAAATAAAAAAATGCCAAAGTCAAAGGTTTTAGTTTCGAAACCAGTTATCACTTACAAAGTAACCCCGTCTTTCCATCGTTACAGAATAAAAAACACGTACACGAAATTTTATCCAATACCTACGTTGGAATACACGTACAATCACGATGAGTCTTTCTATGACTATTGTGAATACTACAAGTGGAGATTCTCTATAAAATTCTTATTTTACGGACTTAGTCTGACTGTGACAAAAGACAAGCACTAATTCGAATATTTATAATAAAACACGTATGAAAAAGCTTTTAAGTATCATTGCCGTAATAATTTTCATGGCATCTTGTTCAACAAAACCAGATGACGTAATTCACGAAACAAAGACAGAGGCAGCAGGCTGGGTAGTAGACAAGTCGATTAGCGAAAACCCAATACAAAAATACGAAGAGTACTACAAGATCTCTCCAACATGGGGACAATCTATTGACTACGCTAAAAAAGCCCCAGATTTTCCAATTACATTAATCTTGGGAATTATTTGTTTGGCTGGAGCAGGAATTCTTTTCTATCTAAAAACAGTCGATTCCTCTTTGATATCAGAGAAAGCCGATAAGATAGCGATATACATCGTATTTGTTCTATTGGTAGGCGGAGTTTACTCTATTTACTCAAAACCAGGAGACATCAGATGGAACAACGATAAGTGGGTTAAAAAAGAAGTTTACGACAAAGCAATTAAAGAAGCTGGATCTACTCAACCTATTTGGGATAGCCTAGAAAATAATTGCCTAATCGTAAGCGGACCATGCAAGTAATATACAGTGTACTCTTATTTTGGCTATTCGTCGCCATAAACATAGGTTTAGCGAAAATAGACGCTTATAAAATTAAGAGACACTTAAGAATAAGGCACGCAGTTAACGCCATAGTGTATTTAGCAATAATGGGAATCTTTTACAAGTTCCTTACCGTCTACAAAGTATTCGGTATCTTACTTGTAAGGATTCCCGTTTTCAATACAGCTCTTAACATTTTTAGAGGACATCGAGCTGATCACATCAGTCATACCACAACTAGTATCATAGATCAATACACTAATTCAATAGTGCAAAAAATTGGGTATTTTACTTACCACGTATTTTTATTTGTGTTGGCGCTGATTCTTGTATTAAATTAGCATAAATAGCAGTTATGGAAATAAAGTTCGCAGACAGTTTTTTTGATAGTCTTAAAGTGATCAGACGTCACAATACTTGGTGGTACAAGACTTACGAATTTTTTACGTATCGCCTACCACAATTCTTTAAGAACATTTACAAGTTTCGTAAAGAGCTGTACAATCATCGTTGGTGGGATTACTCTTTTACACTACAGATGCTAAAGAGATCTTTGGAAATTCAAGCCAAAGGCATGGAAGAAAAAGGCTACGAAGTAAAAGAGACACTGGATAAGAAGATAGTTAAAATGAAAAGGGCTATTGAAATATTGGACAATCGAATAGAATCCAAGTACATAGATATGGCAGAAAAAGAACTCGGTAAAATTACTGATTGGAACTTTTCTGAGGAACACTACACAGATGAGCAGAGAGCACACGATAAAAAAGTATTTCAATTGGCTCAAAAACTAGAAACACAAGAATGGAAAGAATTGTGGAGAATATTAGAGGGACAAAATTACGAGTCTTACGATAAAGAAAAGCACGGAGACTTTAACGAGTGGTACGATGGCAGTGGAATCCTCGGGTGGTGGGACTAAAAAAATAAATTAACACATTATGATAGGATTAATTATATTTGTCATAGCACTTTCTGCTTCTATCGCTTGGCTTTGGGCTGGAGGAATAGAGTACATGCAGAAAAATCATCCAGACTATAAAGGCGAAGACTTCTTTAACGAAGAAGACAAAAACCATATTCTGTGAACGTATTAAGTATTGGATAAGATAAAAACTAGAATATGCAACAAAAACCAGTTAACGTTAAACTAGAAGACACTACACCTGTAGCGTGTGAGCATTGTGGATCAGAAACATTCAAAGAGGCGTTGTTCCTCAGAAAGGTTAGTAGGTTCATTACAGGACAACCACAAGATACACTTAGTCCTGTTCCCACTTTCGTTTGTTCTGAGTGTGGAAAAGTACCTGAAGAATTTAGTTTAAAGGTCATCGCAAAACAATAAAGATTATGTACAATAAAGAAGGTCGCGTAATTATTTACGACGAATCAAACAGTCGTACGGTTTCTAAAACGGATTCAATAGTTGATTCTGTTATAGATAAATTGATAAGCAGAGCAAGTGCTGGAAAAAAGAAGTACAACACCGATTTGGATAGGAACGATCTTAGTCTGAGCGAGTGGTTAACGCACCTTCAAGAGGAGCTTTTAGACGCTGCAAATTATATTGAAAAACTTAAAAAGGTTGTAGATGGCGAAAAGAGATCAACTAGCTATTAATTACGCGTATCAAAAGTCAGTCTCTTTCAGTCAATACTCGATGTACAACAGTTGCCAATACTCTTGGTATTTGGCATACGTAAAGAAGCAAAAAGTATTCAAGCCTGGAATCCATCTTTTGTACGGAACTAGCTTACACGAAGCTTTGCAAGAATATCTTCGTAAGATGTACGACGAGTCCATAAAGTCAGCAGACGAGATGGATCTGTGTGGTTATTTCCAAGAGAGAATGCTGGAAAACTACAAGAACGACTTAGAAGAAAACAAGAAGGAACACTATTGTACAAAAGAAGAATTCACAGAGTTCATAGAAGATGGCATAGCTTCTTTAGAATGGTTCAAAAGCAAAAGATCTAAGTATTTTTCCAAGAAAGATACTCAGTTGGTAGGAATAGAAATTCCCATTCTCCAGTCCATTACAGAGTATTCTCCTAATGTGTTGTTGCAAGGATACATAGATTTTATTCTCTACAACAAAACTACCGACTCTTACACTATATACGACATAAAGACAAGCACACGAGGTTGGACAGATAAAGAAAAGAAAGACGAAAGCAAAGTTAATCAGATTTTATTCTACAAAAAGTTCTACTCAAAAGCATTGGAAGTACCTGAGGATAAGATTGATGTTATGTTCTTTATAGTCAAAAGGAAGATCTATGAAAATGCAGAGTTCCCCATACCTAGGATTCAAGAGTTCGTTCCGGCCAACGGTAAGACTAAGGTAAAGAAAGCTTTCGAAAGTCTAGAGAACTTTGTTAAAGAGTGCTTCACTCCAGACGCAAAATATAACACAGAAAGGACGTATCAGAAAAACTTGAGTGCTTGTAAGTATTGTCCTTACAAAGACAAGGACGATCTGTGCGATAAAAAAAATTAATGTATATGTAAATTTAGTGTATTTATAGATATTTATAATAAATACGTTAGATGAAACATACAGTAAAAAGAACGATCACTTCGGTTAAGATACCGGAGAATTTATACGAGGACTTTAAGATAATGTCTGTAAGATCAAAAATCAATCTACAGGAAATAGTAGAGAGAACAATATTCATGTACATTACAGATAGCAATTTTAGACAGAAAATTCACGAGAGATACAGCACTTACTACACTGGATCTGATCTAATTAACGCAATAAAATAAACAATACATAATGAATAACGGTTACATCGAAAAAGACAAAAGAAAGAAGATTCTTCTCCTTTGTGACGATATTCGTATGACATCAGGTATCTCAACAATGGCAAGAGAGATCGTCATAGGAACTTCGGGACACTACAATTGGGTTAACGTAGGTGGAGCAATGCAACATCCAGAAGCAGGCAGAAAATTAGATGTTTGCGAAGACACAGGTAAAGTAGCAGGAATTAAAGATGCTTCGGTTTACATTTATCCAGTAAATGGATACGGTAGCCAAGAATTGATAAGACAGCTAATTGAACTAGAAAAACCAGACGCGTTAATGATGTTCACCGATCCTAGATATTGGGTGTGGTTGTTTCAAATGGAGAACGAGATCAGGAGGAAAATGCCAATCATTTATCTAAATATCTGGGATGATTTTCCAGCTCCGATCTATAACAAATCTTATTATGAATCTTGCGATTGTTTGATGTCTATTTCCAAACAGACCAAGCTGATTAACGAATTGGTTCTTGCAGAAAAAACGAAAGATAAAGTTTTAAGATACGTACCACACGGTATCAACGAAAAGCACTTTTATCCCATCAGCGAATTCATGAAAGAAGATTGGAAAAAGTTACAAGATAAAAAAGCTGAACTTTTCGGAGATAATCAACCGGAGTTCGTAGTATTTTACAACGCGAGAAATATTAGAAGAAAATCTACATCAGATCTAATCGCCGCTTATGCACTATTTTGCGATAAGATTGGTAAAGAAAAAGCTAAAAAGTGCGCGTTGCTTCTACACACTCAAGTGAGAGACGAAAATGGTACAGATTTGGAAGTAGTGAGAGATCTTCTTTGTGATCCTGATTATCAAAGAGTCGTATTCTCTGATGATAGATTGGGAGTAGATGCAATGAACGTGCTTTACAACATAGCTGATGTAACAGCTTTGATCTCTTCTAACGAAGGTTGGGGATTGAGTCTAACAGAATCTATGATGGCTGGTAGAATGATCATCGCTAACGTTACAGGCGGAATGCAAGACCAAATGAAATTCTTGGACAATAAAGGAAAGTGGTTCACTCCATCAGAAAAAGTTCCATCTAATCACTTCGGAACTTACAAAGAACATGGCGAATGGGCGATCCCAGTCTTTCCTAACAATATGAGTATCGTTGGATCAATTCCTACTCCTTACATATTCGATGATCGTTGTGACTTCAGAGATGTTGCAGTAGCAATAGAGAAGGCTTTTGAGTTTGGACCCGATAAGAGATCAGAATTAGGATTGAAAGCTAGAGATTGGGTAACTTCTGACGAATCTATGATGAGCGCAAGAATGATGTGCGAGAATGTAGCAGAAGCAATTGACACAACTCTAAATAACTTCAAACCAAGAAAGTCGTTTGAACTTATCAAGACAGAAAAAATAGAAAGAAAATCAATTAAACACCCATTAGTATATTAATATGAAACAGTATTGCGTTATATCGTGTCCGATAGACACATACTCAGGTTACGGTAGCAGAAGTAGAGATTTGGTAAAAGCAATCTACGAACTAAAAGGTAGCGAGTGGCAAATAGAAATTTTGAGTCAAAGATGGGGACAAACTCCATGGGGATACATAAAAGATCATGAAGAAAAGTGGGGATTTTTAGACGGACTAATTAACAAGAACGGACAATTGCAAAGACAACCAGATGTCTGGATGCAAGTTACGGTACCCAACGAATTTCAACCAGTAGGAAAATACAATATTGGATTTACAGCGGGTATAGAAACTACCATGTGTGATCCCAGTTGGATAGAAGGAGTCAACAGAATGAATTTGACTCTTGTGTCTTCTAATCACGCAAAGCAAGTATTTGAAAATTCCAAGTTTCAACAGCAAGATCAACAGACAGGTCAAGTTATCAAAAATATTCAACTAGAAAAACCAGTAGAAGTATTATTTGAAGGCGTAGACGTAACTCAATACTTTGAAATACCAGACGAAGATCTAGAAGAGACAGATTTGGTTTTAGAATTAGACGAAATACCAGAAGAGTTTTGTTATTTATTCTTTGGTCACTGGATTCATGGAGATTTCGGTCATGATCGAAAGAACGTAGGTGGAACTATTAAAACCTTCCTAGAGACGTTCAAAAATAAAAAGAATAAGCCAGCTTTAATATTGAAAACATCCGGAGGCGCGGCTAGCATTATGGATCGAGATTCTATATTAGAAAAAATAGATAAAATAAGAGAGGCGGTTGATTCTGAAGATCTTCCTAACGTTTATCTTCTTCACGGAGAAATGGAAGATTCAGATATCAATAATCTATACAACCATCCCAAAGTGAAAGCCATGGTTTATCTTGGACACGGAGAGGGTTACGGAAGACCATTATTGGAATTCAGTGTTATGAAGAAGCCAATTATCGCTACTGCCTGGTCTGGACACATAGATTTTCTTTTTATAGAATATACTGCTATGGTAGGAGGACAACTTCAAAAGCTTCATCCATCTGCCGTAGTGCAAAATATGCTACTTCCAGATTCTCAGTGGTTTTATGCTGACGAAAAACAAGCGCAATTCTACTTGAAAGACGTTTACGAAAAATACGAAAAGTACGTAGAGAAAGCAAAGAGGCAAGCTCACAAAAGTAAGACAGACTTTTCTCTAGATAAAATGAAAGAGGTGGTTTCTAAATATCTGGATCTGATTCCTAAACAAACAGAGCTTAAACTTCCTCAACTAAAGAAAATAGAACTTCCTAAACTTAAAAAAGTAAATTAATGACGAGCAGAGATTTCGTAATTTGGCTCAAAGGATTTACTGAAGCTTGTAACGATTACACTGCTACACCAAAGCAGTGGGATCGCATCAAGGAAGTATTAGAAGACGTAGAAGATTACGATGATAATCCTGGTATAGACGTTGAAATAGAAGATGGTTGGAATAGTTGGTATCAAAAACAACCTCAAACTGGTATAGATCTACCTCTATCGGGATCTGTAACTGTAACGCAAGGTCAGGTGCCTACGATTACGCTTAGCAGTGGATCTTCAGGTACCACATCATATACTACTAGAGTATGGAATGATCAAATGGGACATTGGCACTACACAAATTATCCAGAAGGAACAGGCGGATACTATCATGCATCTAATAACAAAAAACAACAATTAAATGACTGATAAATTAACAGATTGTCCGTTATGCAATCAACTAGGCGCTGTATACACTACACCTATAAACGAATTCCACGATTCTTATCTCTGTTTGGGATGCGGATTTTGCTCTAACGATCTGATGAGAGAAGGCGAATTTGATTTTGAACAGTACGAGTCAGAGCTTCCTCAGCTTTATATCGATGCGAAAAGAGTAGATGCTGATGGGAAAGTTTGGTATCCTAACACCGTAAACATACCTGAAAAGGGCACTGTTTTTCTTAACGGTCCAAGCGTAGAAGAATCCAAGTGGTCCGCTATACGCAGTGTCAAACTCACCAAAGAAGAAAAGAAAAATCCTAAGTTTAAAGGAAAAACACACAAGTCAGATTCAAGCACTCTCCAGGATTTTGATGGAGACTATCTGGACGCTTTAGAATACATAGGCATATCATTATAAGACATGACAATAAGTTACGCCATAACAGCCCATAACGAACACA